TCCAGGCTGTCCTGCTGGGACGGTCCAGCAAGCGCCCGGACTACAGGACGATCCAGACAGCCCAGGACGGCACCAGGGCGTCCGGCGTCATCACTCAGATGATCAAAGACATGAAGCGCGTAGACAGGCGCGACGTGAAGGAACGGCCCTGGCGCGACTTCGCCTCCACCGGGCGCGAGTACGTCGAATGGGACGAAGGCGCACACTGGCACGTCGTGGCCCCTGACCCGGCATCCTTCCGTTCCAAAGCCGCTGACGCTATCTGGTTCGACGAAACTGGCGAGCTTGACCCGGTGAAGACGGATGACCTGGAGGCGGGCGCCCTGCCTGTGATGGACACCCGCGAAGACGGCCAGGTGATCAAGTCCGGCACGCCTGGGAAGGTCCGGGCTGGCATGGCCTGGCGAACCCTGGAAGCGGCCAGGGCGAACCCTGGCGCCCTGGGAATCGTGGACTACTCGGCGAAGGAATCCGAAGTGGTCACGGCGGAAAACATCCAGGACCAGTCAATGTGGTACCGCGTCCACGCTGGCCTGGCCGCTGGCCTGACCAAGCTGGCCACGATCCAGAAGCGCTACGAAACAATGGACTTGCACAAGTTCATTCGTGAATACCTGTGCGTCTGGCCCTCCGACGTGACGAAGTCCGCCCTGGATATGGAGCGCTTCGCGGAACAGCTGGTGGCCCCGGAAGCGGCCCCGGATGACTTCGCCCTGGCATTCGACTGTGAGATATCGGGCCAGGCCGGGGCGATCAGCGGCGGCTGGGTACGCCCGGACGGCGTCCACCGTATGCAACTGCTGGACCACAGGCGGGGCGTCCAGTGGATGGTCGAGGAACTTTCCAAGGCTCACTTCGCAAACCCCCGCGCCAGGATCGCCTACGACCCGATCGGCCAGAACAGCGTGATCGCCCTGGGCCTCCAGCGGGTCCAGCGCTTCAACCCCAAAGTGTTGGTTCCTGTCACCATGAAAGACCTGTCAGCGGGCGCGGCCCTGGTTGCCCAGGGACTGGACGGCCGGACGCTGGAGATATCCGAAGACGGGACCATGACAAAGGCCGCTCAGAACGCCACGTGGCGCGACTCAGGGGACAACAGACTGTTTGGCCGGAAGGGCGGGGCGGACATTAGCGGAATGATCAGTGGAAGCCTGGCTTTGCAGACTGCCGTAAAGACGCCCACACAGCGCCGGGAAGCCCTTCCCCCGACGGTCACAGGCGGTGCCAGCTAGCAATCGATCCAGTGTCAACGTAAGGTTGACGCATGGCAACCAAGAAGAAGACCTACGAAACCACCGACTACGCGGACATGATGCGGCGCATGATGAACGCCCACGGGCGCCGTGTCGCTGACGGCGACGTAGAAGACCTGGCGGAACTGCTGGAGATTCAGAAGCACCTTAGCTTTGTCGTGGCCCTGGCGGTCCAGGGCCAGCGTGAGAACCACGGGCGGTCCTGGGCGGATATCGCCAGGGCGGCGGGAACGTCGCGCCAGGCCGCACAGAAGCGCTGGTCCACGGATATGGCGGACCTGTAATAAAGTAGGAACCCTCTTAGCAGGGAAGAAAGTAGAATAGTCCTGGAAGCCCGGACCGTCCCCCACGGTCCGGGCTTTCTTGTGTCCTGGGACCGACACGCCCACATGCGGACGACCCGCCCCACTTCCTTACACATGCTTAGATACACCCCCGGTTTGCCCTGTCCCGTGCGGCATAGTTTCCACTCGTGGGAATCCTTGAAACAGCTTCGGAGCTAATCCGCTTCAGCCGTCAGAACAACGTGGACTTTGGCAAAACCAACTTTGGTATGGCCTCAGACTTCACTAGCACACTGGCTACGCTGGTTGGCCCGTCCGCTGGATTCGTGGAAGCCGGGGAAGCCCAGGCGTATAGCGTTCCTCCCGTTGCCAGGGCCTGCCAGCTATACGCCACGGCGTCACAGAAGGTCCGCCTGGAAGACCCGGACGGGAACGTCCCGGTCTTCCTGGCGGCAACTGAAGGCGCCTTCACCCCTGGCGCGATCGTCTCACAGCTGGTCATGTCGCTGTTCATGCACGGGAAGGCTGTTGTCTTCACCACCAGGAACGGCCAGGGCCTGATCGATTCCATGCTGGTCCTTCCCCCTCAGCTGTTCGGCCTGGACTTCATGGGACGTGTCACCCTGAAGGGCGACCTGGTGGACCCGAAGAAGTTCCTGTACATCAGGTCCGTACTGGGCCAGGGCTTCCTTCAGTTCGGCAAAGACTCAGTGACGCATTACCTGGGTCTGCGGGACTCGATCCTGTCCCGGTCCCGGAACCCCATCCCTGTGGTGGAACTGAAAGTGACGGACCAGTTCACAGCCAGCAAGGAAGAAATCCAGGCGGCACAGACTGCCTGGCAAGTTGCCAGGTCCGCCAATAACGGCGCCGTAGCCCTGACTCCCGCTGGCGTGGACGTCGTTATCCACGGCGACAAAGCAGACACGGCCATGCTGTCTGAAGCCAGGAACGAAGTACGCAAAGACGTCGCGAACTACGCGAACATAAACAGTTCCCTGCTGGACGGGAATAACGGCCAGTCAGACACGTACTCAAACACCCTCCAGGACAAAGACGAATTTGTGGACCTGTCCCTGGACACGTTCCTGGTCCCTATCGAGCAGCGCCTGTCTCAGAAAGACGCCTGGCCCGTTCCCCTGAAATTCAACCGTGAAGCCTTCCGTGCGACCGTGGCGCCCGCCGCCGTCGGGAACGTCGGAACCGCAACGGCTGAAGTCGAACCACCCGCCCCCGAACAGGAAGACGACGAATGACACTACTAGCCCTGGGCAATCTGCTTACGGCTTCCAGGGAATCCCGGACACTCCGCTACAAGCTGTTGCCCTACGGGGAGCCTGGACGGACCAACAAGGGGCGCGTCACGGCTGGCCCTGGTTCGGTACAGATTCCCGCTGGCGCCCTCCAGGTGAACCGTCAGCACGACAAAAACCGGCCCGTGGGACTGCTTCTGGCCGAAGCCGTGGACGACGGCCTGGAAGCCGTTGTGAACCTGACGACCACCGAAGAAGCGGACGCGGCCCTGGCCGCTGTGGAAGCCGGGGAGCTTCCGGGAATTTCCGTGGAACTGGCAAACCCGGTGATCCGCAACGGCCAGCTGGTCAGCGGAACCCTTGTGGGCGCTGGCCTGGTGGAAGAACCAGCGTTCGATAACGCGCTACTTCTGGCGGCGGCGGAAGCCGTGGCGCCAGACACTGAACCCGCAACACCCCAACAGGAAGGCACCACCCCCGTTATGACTCAGGAACAGATGGACCAGCTTCTGGCGGCACTCGCGCCAGGCGGCACTGGTACCCCCGCGCCCGCCCCCGTGGACACGTCCCTGTCCGCCGTTGCCGCCGCGTTCAGCGCTGGCGCCCAGGCGAGCGAACTCCACGCCGCCGCGCTGGACGTCATCACCAAAGTTGACATGTTCGACAAGGTCAACGTTCCGCAGTACGTCGGTGAGCTTCGCTCTCGCCGCCGCTACATCCCGCGTTATATCCCGCTGTACTCCAGCGCGGACCTGACCAGCACCACCATCACGGGCTGGCAGTACACTGCCGGTAAGACGCCCACCGTGGGCGACTGGTCCCAGGCCGCGACTGGCACCATTCCCAACGAGATCATGGCGGACATTCCGACGACGGAAGTCACGACGTCGGTGGTCACTACCCAGGCCGCGTTCCTGGCTGGCGGCAACTCCATCGGGCGTATCCACTATGACCTTCCCACCCCCGGCTTCCTGGAGTCCTACATCCGTGAATCGGATGATGACTTCATGCGGAAGCTGGACGCTAAAGTCCTGGCGAACATGACCACGGCGGCGAACCAGACCGCCGTTGTTTCCTCCGGCCCTGACGCCACGAACGTCTGGACGAAGATCATCCTGGGCGCCCACAACGTCCTGGATGTGGACCTCCCGGAATGGGCACTGATCGGCCCGGATCTGTGGCGCCAGGCAATGGCCACTACCAAGCTGGAAGCCCTGGAGCTTCTGTCTTCGGCCCTGGGCCTGGAGGAAGGCCAGCTGGATAAGTTCCGCCTGATCGGCGCCCCTGTGTCTCAGACCTCCCTGAATGGCCAGGTGCTGGTGGGAAGCCGTTCCACGGCGACCCTTCACACCCTGCCTGGCGGTCCTACCCGCGTGGAGGCAATCAACGTCCAGAAGGGCACCGTGGATAACGGCGTCTACGGCTACTGGGGCATCCTGAACCACCAGCCCAAAGCACTTGTGAAGGTGACCTAAGAATGGCGCTGGGAACCTGGCTAAAAACGTTCATGACGGCCATCGACGCCACTGCCGCGCGAGCCGCGATCGGCGCTGGCACCAGTTCGGTGGCCCTGCCAGCTACGGCGACGGCTACCGAAATGCGGGTGGGGACACAGGCGGGAACGCGCATGTTCACCCCTGCCCTGTTCGCTGAAGCTGGCGGCACGACGGCGGCACGGCCCACGGACGCCGGGCTGTACTTCCGCTACTTCGATACGACCCTTGGTAAGCCCGTCTTCCTGAAGACACAGCCTTCCGGCTGGGTGGACGCCACGGGGACCGCCGCCTAGTGGCAACCGTAGGCTGGGTGGATTCCACGGCCCTGGCGGCGGAATGGTGGGACGCTCCACAGGAACCCGAACTGTCAGCCCTGCTCCAGACATCCTATGACGTCTGCCTGGCCTACGCTCCAGCCCTGGCGGAAGGGGCGCCTGTCCCTTCCGCCTGGAAGCTGGCGCAGAAGCTCCAGGCCAAACACCTGTACGCCAGGGACAAATCCGGGAATAAGGAAAGCATCGGTCCTGACGGCTATGCAGTCTCCACGTTCCCGCTGGTCCTGGAGGCACGCCAGCTGTTGCGGCCCCGCGTCAGTCCCTGGAGCCAGGTGTTATGACGTCGGTAAGGAAACAGCTGGCGGACCACATACGGACCAACTGGCCAGCTGGCCAGCCCGTGGACGTCCGCCCCTTCGGGTATCAGCCCGAAGAACTACGCAAACCGGCTGTTGCCGTCTTTCGGGAAGCTATCGCCCAGGACGGCTCCCAGCTGGACCACGCATTCAAGATTCAAGTCTTCGGAGTCCAGGCGACCTCCAGTGAAGCACTGGAAGACGCCCTGGACACGCTCCTGGACAACGTCCTGACGGCCCTGCGTAAACACTCTTCCGTGACATTCGGGGAGGCTAAGCGCCTGGTCTTCCTGGACGTCTTCCAGGGCTGGGAGATTGACGCGTCCTGGACGTCCCAGGACTACTACAAAACCGCTGCATTATCTGGAGGATAACGCCACATGGCACACAACATTCTGACCATCAAAAACGCTGTAGTGAAGCTCTCGAACAGTCGCACCACGCCTGTCTGGGTGGATCACTCGGATGCACTGGACCAGGCTAAGGTCAACATCAGTTCCGACGATTTCCAGTGGGTACCGATTTCCGGGAACATCCAGAACCAGACTGGCGCCCTGAAGTATGAAGTGGTGCTGAACTTGGGCCAGGACACCAAGACTGGCGGACTCCTCCAGTACCTGGTTGCTAACCACGGCGTCGCGGGCAAGATCGAGTTTTACCCCAAGGGCGGAACCACCACGCCGAAGTTTGCCGGGGACATCATCCTGAAGGCCCCGGACGGCCTGGGCGGTCCCGTGGGCGTGGCCACGGCGACTGTCACCCTGAAGGTGGACGGCGCCCCGGTCATCACCTGGGAGCCGTAGCCCTATGAGGCTCCAGCCCAGCGCCACGTCCAGCCAGCTGTTGCGTGGCGCTGTGCTGGCCCTCAAATCGTGCGGCAAGGATATTCGGGCGCAGATATCCAAAGACACCCGCACGATCATGAATCCCGAATGGCAAAAAGCAGTGGCCACACACGCTGGCGGCTCCAGGTTCGACAACGTCGCCCTGGGTAAAGGCGCCAGGGTGGCGGCGGGCAACCCGGCCCGCCTGGTTGCCGCGTCCAGCAAGCGGGCGCTTCGCAAAGGTGAAAACGGCTTTGTTCCCAACGTGATGGGACGGGCGCTGGAATTTCCTGGGAACGTCCAGCACGGGAAGAAGTCCAGCTACACCCGCCGCTTCAAAGGTGGAAGCGCCCACGAAGTGACCAGGCGAACCCTGACGGGCTACCCCGCGCCGAAGCCTGGCGGGCGCGTGGTGTATCCCGCCGTGGCGGACGTCATGCCACGGTTTGTGTCCCTGTGGGTACAGATCATTGTCCGCAACATCTATGAAGCCACGGACGGCAAATAGTTGTAGGAACCCTCCAGGCCGGCGAGCTGCCCTGGCGAAGCAAAAACAGCTAGAACATGCGGGTTTGACTTTCGGCCCGCTTGTATGGATTCGACAAAGAAGGAACTTCGGTGGCTATAAACGTTGACCTGGTGGCGGACGCTTCCAAAGCGATCAAGGAAGCCGGGAAGCTCGGGGACGCCCTGGACGACGTCGCGGACAACCTGGCCGACATGGGCAAGGAAGGGAAGACCATTGACGACAAAGTCACGGACGCCTTCCGCAACGTCGGTAAGGAAGCGAAGGACGCCGGGCGCGACATAGGAACCAGCGTCAAAGACGGGACCGACAAAGCCAACGAAGGCTTTAGCGAGATGAAGGACGAAGCGGCGGGCACGGCCCGTGAAGCCGCCGCTTCCTTTAGCTCCCTGGAAGACGTCGGGGACGTGGTCCAGGAATCCCTGGCGAACATGTTCGCTGGCCTGGGACCGGCTGGCATGGCCGCTGGCATCCTGGCGGCGGCGGGCGTGGGCCTGGCTATCTCAGCACTGACTGAGCAAGCGGACGCGATCAACACCAACAAAGAAAAGATGCTGTCCCTGGCGCAGACCATCCGGGACAACGGCGGCGCCCTGACGGAGTCTGACTACATCGCGCAGATGGACGAATACGGCTACGCGATCCAGGACACGAAGGAATGGTTTGAGGTCTTCCAGAAAGACGCCGTGTCCGGCTTTGAAGAACTCAAGAAGATCCAGGACGATACGGGCCTGTCAGCCAAGCAGATGTACCGTGCGGGCTTCGGTGACGCCCAGGACGCCCGGAAGACCCTCCAGGAAATCACCACCAAAATTGGTGAACTGAAGGACAAAAAGGACGCGATCTATCAGACCTCAGGAAGCATCCTGGAACCTGTGGACGCCCACACTCTGGAATCCCTGGAGAAAGCAAGGGAACTGGTCCAGGGCAACATTGACGCCCAGGAAGCCGCCGAAGCGGTGGAGAAGACCAGGCGGGAATCCATTGAGGGAACCGCCGAAGCCATGCGTGAGGATATCCAGGCGAAGGAAGCCGCCCAGGACGCGGAAGCGGACCTGGCGAAGTACATCGTGGGCACCACGGAAAACTACCGGGACCAGGTAGCGGCGATCCAGGAAGCCACGGGCGCGACGAAGGATCAGATCACCAGCGAGCTTGACTTTATGGACGCCCAGGAAAACCTGAATACCAAGCTGACTGATTCAAAGTTCGCCTGGGACACGTCCACCGTGGCGGGCAGGGACAACCAGCGGGCTGTCATTGACCTGGCGAACGGGATCGAAGACATGGCACAGAAGCAGATTGACGCCGGGGGAAACATCGCCGACGTCACTACCAAATTCAATGCCCAGAAGGACGCCCTTATCAACCAGGTGACGCCAGCGTTCGGCGGCTCCAGGGAAGCGGCGGCGCTGTACATCGAACAGATTCTGAAGACGCCCCCGGTGGTCCGCACGGACGTGAACCTGAACGGCATACCGGACGCGGAAGAACAGCTGAATGACTTCCTGAGGAAGCCGCGCAGTGTGGGCGTCATGGTCAACCCTGACTTTGGAGGCGGGACGGGAACGTCCCTGGATAAGTACATCGGCGGGCTACAGGGGCGCGTGGTGTATATGGACGTGCGAGCAAAGAACGGCGAACCGATTAACGCATGAGCATTATCACGATCACTCCGAACCTGGCCACAGGCTCCCACCAGCTGGAGGTCACGTCGCTGGCTCAGGTGAACAGGATTCAGCGGACGGATGCGAACGGCACCAGGGACGTGCGCCTGGTGGAAGGCATCCTCCCCTGGCCTGGTAGCGGCTCCACCACGCTGGTGGTGGATGACTATGAAGCGGCCCATGGCACCAGCACCTACACCGTGACCAGCACGGCGGACGTGTCCACGGCGGACGCGGTCCTGGACCTATCAGGCGTGGTATGGCTGGGCGTCCCTGTCACTCCCCAATTCTCGGCGAAGGTCCAGGCGGTCCTGGGCTACGGCGCTGACGGGGAATCCAGGGCAACTGTCCTGGAACCGGAAGGCTCCAGCTTCCCCATTGTGATCCGTCGCGGCTCAGGCTCCCGCACGGGCCAGCTGGAGCTATGGGGCGGAAGCTACGCCGAAGCGCTGAATATCTGGAAGACCTGCATGCGCGGCCAGGTGCTGTTCATGCGCCAGTCAGAGCATCCGGGAATGGACATGTTCTTCCACGCGAGTAACGCCAGCATTACCACGCTGACCACTGAGCAGGGGACCACCAGGTTCGGCGTCCAGCTTCGCTACCTGGAGGTAGCGCGGCCAGGGGCGCCCCTGTCCGGCGCCCTGGGCTGGACCTGGCTGGAACTGAAAAACACCTATGCCACATGGGGCGACGTCTTCAACGACTTCGGCACCTGGGGCGACGTAAGGACGAATACACCATGACTTTCCCCTACCGGGAATCCACCCCGGACCTGATACGCCAGGCGCACGAACAGCGCGTGAGGCTGACCCTGTCGAACGGGACCACAACCTGGACCGTGGAACCACTTACCGGGACGCTGACCCTGGCCGAAGACTGGAGCCCTTTCGCCCAGCTTCGCTCCACCATCGCGAACACGTTCCTTCCTGGGGAACTGTCCCTGATCGATCCACGGACGGACCTGGACGTGGTCCTGGAGGCGGGCTACATCCACCCGGACGGCGCCGTGGACCTTCACCCGGTCTTCACAGGCCAGCTGGAGGAACGCAAAGCCAGGAACCCTTCCGGCGTGGTGGACCTCCAGGCATCCGGGGCGGAAGTCTTCGCCCACGAAGCAAAGTGGATGGACGCCGACACCTGGAAGACCTTCGCTGGAGTCACGGAAGCTGTGGCATGGCTGGCAGGGTACGCCCTGGGCGGGACCGCTCCCGCCGTGCTGTCCACCCTGGGCAACCTGTACAGGCCGGACCTGGTCAACGCTGTTCCCCTGGTCACGGGCCAGGACATATGGGAAGCCATCGGGGATATCGCCCTGGCGGCGAACGTGCGGGTCTTTGTGGACGTGGACGGAACCTGGACGATAGCGCCCAGGGCGACCCTGGCGGGCGTCACGGCGGCTTACCTGTCCACAGGCGGCGGCGGGATTGTGGATTCCTCAGAAGACGTCCTGACGCGCCAGGACTACCACGGAGCGGCCGCGGTGAAGTTCGAATGGCGGGACGCCGGGGGAATCGACCGTCAGGTGATCGGGAAGTACGGCGCTTCCGGGACGAAGACCTACAGCGAAACCAGGAAGTATCCCGTCAATCAGACCCAGGCTGACGGAGTCGCCCAGGCGATCGTCAGGAACCAGTCAACCAGGGGAGATTCCTACCAGTGCAACGGCGTAGCTGTCTGGTGGCTTCGCCCAGGGGACACGGTCCAGGTGTCCCTGGCGAACGGAACCGAAGCACGTCATATCGTCCGCCGGATCGTCTTTGACTTCATGTCCGGCACCATGCAAGTAACCACCCGCGAACCATCGAACCTGGGAGCCTAAATTGCCCAACGAAATCAACCGCAACTATCCCTACCCAGGCGTAAATGACGCCCCGGACGGTCCCCTGGGAATCCAGCGCCTGGCCGAAGCGGCGGGCCTGGACGTCAAGGGCGTGGAAGCCCGCGTGACAGCTGCGGAACAGGTGGTCATTGCCAGAGCGGACAGGACCGCCACAGGCTCCGACGTGACGTTCGGCCCCACGGCCAACGTGAACCTGGTAAGCATGACCATCACAGGCGCCAGGGCGGGCATCTACCGGATCGAGGGCCATGGCGGCTTCAAGTCCACAGCGGCGACGAACGGCTCAATGTACGTCACAGCTGGGTCCAGGACCGCCTATTTCCGGCATGACCTGAACACCGTATGGCAACCAGGACACGCCTACATCGCGGACTACGTCCACGCTGGCGGGAACCTGACAATCACCTTCGGCTATGACTGCCCTGTCGGATCAGCTGTCCTGGCGAACCCCACCACGAAACAGCCCTGTTACATCCAGGCGCAGTACACCGGGAAGACGTCGGTGACGGCGTGACCTGGTTACCGTCCACCACGGCGGGCTGGACGTCCCAGCCCTTCGGCTCCAGCCCTGGCGGCTTCAACCCGGAAGGCGGGCATACCGGCGAAGACAGGGCGGTCCCGGCAGGGACGCCCCTGGCCGCCAGGGGCGCTGGCGTGGTACTCCAGGCGGGCCAGCTGGGCGGAACCTGGGCGGACAACCCCTGGCTGATCAGCCCGGACTGGGCAGGCATGACATGCGTCATCGACTACGGCCCGTTCCTGTCCATATACGCCCACCTGTCCGCCGTCCACGTCCGCCCAGGCGACACGGTCAGCCCTGGCCAGCATGTGGCGGACTCGGGCAACAGCGGCTCGGCGACGTCGGGACCGCACGTGCATGAGGAAGCCATGCCTGACGGCTGGGACGTCATGAACGGCACCTACGGGCGCGTAGACCCGAACCACTACGGCACCAGGGACGCGGGCCTGGTCTACCAGGGCGCGGCAACACCAGCGAAAACCGAACAGGAAGTAATCAGCATGTCAACGAACAACAGGATCGTCCTGGCCACGAACGGCACCAGCAAAGACGTATGGCGCTGTGAGGGCGGCAAGCGGCGGAAGATCGATAACTGGCGGGAAGTCGAGGTCATCAAAGACCTGGCTGTCCGGGGCGTCCTGGACGTCTTCCAGGGCGGGCCTGAATACCGCATGGAAGACCTGGTCCAGTCAGTGTGGTACCTGGACGCGCTGGGCGTGGCCGAATGAACCCGGCACAGTACGCCAAAGCCCTGGCGGCGGCGGTGGGCGCTGGCCTGGGCGTCCTGTACTTCGCACTGGATGATGGCGCCGTGACAGCCCAGGAATGGGTGGGCGTGGTCCAGACGGCCCTGGCCACGGGCCTGGGTGTCTACGGGATTCCTAACCAGGCTGTGGCACGACGGCGGCAAGTATGACGCCCGCCGCCGTTCCCCTGGTGGTGGAATCCGAAGCCGTCACAGTGGGGGAGCTAGGGCGGAACCTGGCGAAGTTTGAGAAGACCGTCACGGACTCCCTGGCGGTCATCGGATCGAAGCTGGACGAACGCCCGGACTGGAAGGACGTTCGGAGTATCGAAGCCCAGCTGGTGGAGCGTATCAAGCGCCTGGAGGAATGGCAGACGTGGGCCGTCCGCCTGGTGGTGGGCGCTGTGATCCTGGCAGTCATTGCCCTGGTCACGACGTCCAAACTGTAGGAACCCTCCAGGCCGGCGAGCTGCCCTGGGCAAACAAAAACAGCTAGATCACGCGGATTAGGAAAAGCGCCCCTTGTATGGAACCTACAAGGGGCGCTTTGGGAAGGGCTCAGATGATGGATAAGGCTTGTGTGGGCGGCTCGTGCGGGTCTACGCCCAGTATCCACGCCGCTGGAATGGCTGTCAGGGCTTCCACACGGCGGGCCAGGTCCACAACGTCACGGGGGACGGCCCTGTCTGTTTCGTACTGTCCCAGGGCGGACGTGGTCACGCCCAGGGCTTCGGCAAACTCCGCTCCCGTCATTCCCGTTCGGCGCCTGGCCTTCCGCAATCGGTCCCCCAACGTCCACACAGGACGTCCCTGGCTGTCTGTCTCTAGGTTGGCTTCCATACCATCAACGCTACACATCCTTAGACACGCTGGCCATATGGCCCCTATTTGGAAATACATATCTACGCATGGTTAGTTAGGGGCGTGAACTTGAAGAACGAACCGAAGCCGGACGGCTTCATGACGATCCGGGACGCGGCGGACAGGCTGGCCCTGAACCCGGAAACACTCCGACGTTGGGACCGTAAGGGGACCATCACGGCGTATCGAACCCCTGGCGGATACAGGCGCTTCCTGGAATCCGACATTGACGCAATTTTCAGAAAGATGCTGGAAGAACAATGAGTATCGAGGCTGTAGCAATCGCGCTACACCATTCCCAGGCCAGCGGCACGGCAAAGCTGGTCCTGATCGGGATCGCGAACCACGACGGGGACGCCGGTAGCTTCCCGAAGACGGCGACCCTGGCCCGGTATGCCAACGTCCACCCCCGCCGCATTCCTGAAGCCGTGGCGAAGCTGGTAGAGCTTGGGGAAGTCAAGGTCCATATCAAGCAGGGCGGCACACAGTACGGTCCCAGGGCTGTACGGGCTGAAGTGGCTCCGAACATGTATGAAATCACCCTGGCCTGCCCTCCGAACTGTGACGGCACCAGTAGGCATCAGCTTCTGAACGCGGAAGGCCAGGCGCTGAAGTTCGGCCGGTCCTACCAGGGCGCCTACAACGGTCCCAGGGAGAAAGACCCGGAAGCCGTGGAACGTGGCCGGAAGTCCTGGGCAAAACGGAACGGTGAAGCTGTGGATAACTCCATCCAGGGACAGCACGAACGGGCCATGAAACCTAGTGACGAAAACAGCACTAGTGACGAAAACAGCACTAGGTCTAGTGACGGAAACAGCACTACCCCTAGTGACGGAAACAGCACTACAAAGAACCATCAAACTAACCACCCCTTGAATCCGGCTTTGGTGCCTAGTGTCACCAGGGAAGGGGAGCCTGTGGAAAAGTCCGCACAGTGCGAAGACGGGAAGGGATGTAAAGGCTGTGCCTGGCCTGGTTGCCGCTGTGGCTGTCACGGACTGCGGGGAATCGTGCCAGCACTCCCACGGGCCAGGGCTGAACGTAATGACGCGACAAAGAGCCATATCGACCCTTTGGGCCTGCCTGAAGAACAGAAGTCACGAAACAAGCGCGGGGCGGCTATGGCCCGTGCGGCACTACGCGGTGAACTTGGATCAAAAGAAGCTCTGGAGGATAAGTGATGAACTGCTTACGCTGTAGGCGCCCTGGACGCCCTCAAAACGAACTGATCGCCCACTGGCCGGGAACGGTCAAGATCAGGGGCAGGGGACTGTGCACCAGCTGCTGGAGGGCGGCTGAGAGCGCCGGACAGCTGGAGGATTACCCGAAGCTTGATCGGGCGCCCAGCAACCCCATCGACCGCTGGACCACGAAGTCCTGTGCCGGACGCTGTGGGAAGACAGTCCGGTACACCAGGCTGAAGGCGGCGGACTGGCCGGGGACCGTGGGGGACAAGGGCGGCGGCAACTGTTATGAGTGCCACAAGGAACTGGCACACAACGGACGGCGGGCCAGTGAGGAAGCCCTGACAGTCGAGCAGAACCGAAGGAATGTTGAGTCATGGCTTGCAAGCCACTGGCGCCCCGCTAATCGAGTGAAAGTGGTACGGCTATGAACCTGGTACGGACAGCACCTATCAGCCCGCTGGCGGTGGCACAGAGCCGCTGGGATGAGGCATCACGCGTGACGGACGCCTTCCGCCTGCAAGCCAAGATCAGGCAACGGCGGGCCTGGAGCCTGACAGGGAAGCCAGGGGAAGTGGACGCCTGGGCGTCACTCAGGGAAGCGGAAGGCCAGCTGGCCGAAGCGGAAGCCCTGGAAATCAAGGCGTCAAAGGAAGTGGCCTGGGAGGAACACCAGGCGAACCAGGGACGCATGGCCAGGGGATACACCCGCCGTGGACGCTGAACAGTTCGCCCTGTTCGACATGGCCCACGAACCACGCCCGGACAGGGAAGGGCCAGCCCGGAAGAAGTGGGCTGGCTCAGTGGTCACAGCGGCCAGGAAGATCGTGGGAGCCATGCTCCCGGCCCCATGCTGGCGCTGTGGAACCATGCTGACGAAGGAGAGCAAGTGGACGGTAGGACACCTGGAAGCCAGGGCCGACGACGGCGGGGACACGGCCAGTAACTACGCCCCGGAATGTGGCAAGTGCAACTTCAGTGAAGGCGGCAAGCGGGGAGCGGCCATCACGAACAGTCGCAAAGTGGAAGCAATCGATATCGAGAGAGTAAGGCGGATCAAGTGGTGGTAAGCAACCAGAGTTTTTCAGAATGGCCGGATAGC